AAACCTTGATTTTTATATTGTATTGTCATGATAAAAAGAAACTAAACGCATCTTGTTCATTTTTCAAGTCTTGTTGATAAGATGTATTTAATTGATTCTCCACTGTTTCTAATGCTTGGTTAATTTGTCTAAATCCTTCTGGTGTATATTCTTGAGGAGGTTCAGGTACATATACGTTTATTTTAGCCATTATCTTCTACCATCAGGGTTAACATCTGCTCTAAATGTACCGAATCTCCATGTTTCATCAGTTGATGTATTTTCAATTTTTAAATTTGCTGAACGTCCTCTTGCTCTAGTATCTACTTTTTGCGTAGATGAGTTTATAGTAAAAGGCCCTAATTGTGAAGAGGTGCCTGTATCAATTGGATAATCTTTTAAATTAATTGTGACTTGAGCATTTCCTTGCAAATTTTTAAAATCAGGTAAAAACCTTGAAATTCTTAATAAATATTCCCCATCTCCCTGGTAAGGTAAATCAAAATCTCCAGATTGAATGTATGCAGGAATTGCAGTTTGGGTACCATTAAGAGCAACTTGATTTAAACCACTTTCATGTTCGTATAATGTACTAGCACCAAATTTATTAGTTGCTCCACTTAAATTTGCAACTGTTGGAGTACCTGTGGTATTATATTCCGTAGCATAGGGTTTATCATAAGTGTCTGCATCTACATAACTACTTCTTGCTAATGTCATTATAGACCAAGTATTTTCTACATAATTATAAACTACAGATCTATTATTTTGAGTTGAAGGATTATTTAAAGGGGTTCCAGCAGGATAAAACCATACTATTTCATTAAATAAAGAATTATGTTGTCCATAAATAATTTCATTTGAAGAATAATTAACACCAACATTATCACCAGAAGTTGTGAAAACATAATCCTCAACAAGTGAAGGAAGTAATTTTACTGTACCATCAAATCTAAAAAATCCACCACCTTTACCCATCCAAAAAACTTGTCCATCTGCGTAAACTACTGAGTGTTGTCCAATACAACCGCAGTTAGATCCTACTTGTCTGATTGAAAATGTAAAAGGAGGGCCAACAAACTGCATAGTATAGGCAGCGGTATCCGTTAAAATAAGAGTATAGTCTTTACCAGACACTGCTGCTACAATCTTATTACCTGTATCTAATCTAAATGTTCCTGCAGTATTAACTGAAGTTGGTTGATAAACATTATAGTTTTCTTGATCTGAAAATCTAATAAACATTGGATCTTGTGAAGTTGTATCTCCTATTGTAGTTTCAGTTCCAAAATGTATTACATGTCTATCTCTATCTGAAACAACAGTTAGTCTTGTTGCAGTTGGAGCACCTGACATTACCGTAGCACGCGTAGTTAATAGAGGACTTGTAGTGCCTGGATCCCAAACAAAAGTTTTACTATCTTTAACTGTTGCTATAAGTTGTTGACCAAAGTTATCTAAACTCCAGTTACCTGGATCTAAAATTACAGTAGATGAGGTGCTTCCTGTTCCCCATGTACTAGAACCCCATGTATCCGTTCCCCAACCATAACCATAAGTTTGAATAGTTGGCCCTACTTCTTCATAAGGATTTATTGTTGCAGAACCTGAAGCAGACATATCTGTACCTGTTTCATTATTTTTCATTTCAATTGTAAAAGTATCTGCTGTAGGAACTGTTAATATTTCAAAAGTATAATTTTCAAAATCAGCTGCAACAAAAGAAGAAGTTCCTGGAATAGTTACACTAGAAAAAGTTATATAATCTCCTACACTTAAAGCATGTCCTGTTTTATTTACAGTTACTGTTTTTGAACCATTTGTTGAATCAAAAGTTGCACTTGATAATCCAGCTTTTAATGGAGTAATGTCATAAAATTTATCTTCATAATAAATGTATAAAGCTTTTGAGGTGCCAATCGCTGCATATTTTCTACCTTCTAAATCTGTCCAAGTATGTTCAGCTCTTGCAGGGCCTGCTATAGTTTCTTGTCCTATAGCAACATACCCACCTATTTTTTCTGGTTGACCATATCTAAATCTAATATAGTTTCCATCAATCCACTGACCTTCTGCTCCTGATGGTGTATCTGATTTATTTATACCTGGCCTAATTTGTACATTTGTTAATGGCATAATGTATTTTACAACACATTATAGCTTCTTCCAAGTAGATGGTGATGGTATATTATGTTCTGATTTAACACCTTTTCTCATGGTTATCATAATATCCCCTGATATAGAGATTCGTGGTTCGTGTTTCGTGTTCATTCCAGTCTCATGAAATATCATTGATGGAAATATAATCACATTACCTGTCTCCGCAGGATATTCTGCTTTACCGTAGTTAGTGTTATCCCACTCTGTAAAGTAGGGGTCTCTTTTTGGTATAGTTAATCCTACTTTATGTGCGTCATCATCAAGTAAAAACAAATTACCTTGTTCATGAGCTTGGGGATAATAGACAAAACTAAAATGGCTACTCATATGTCTATGATAAGCAATGTATTGTCCTTTAGTTGATAATGTTGCCCAAGATTTTGTTATATATATTTCCATTAAATCTAAATTATATTTTTGAACAATTAAACATTCTTTTATTACTTTAAATAAATTATTATATAACTCTTTAAACCTGTGGTCATTATGTAAATTATCATCAATAGATTGTAATTCTTTTGGTTTTATGTCCGTGGTTCTAGAGTATTGAGAATTGGTTGGAGTAATATCTTTTAATATAATAGGTAAGATTTCTTTATTAATATTCTCAAAATTTTCTAACTTAGTGATATAAATAGGATAACCAAACCATTTTGTAATATTTGCCATAAAGGCACTATACTATTGTACTCGCAAAAATCTATATCTAATTTCACCACTACCGCCAGCTCCACCTTGTGTAGAACCTGGGCCATATTGAGCACCTCCACCTCCGCCTCCAGATCCTCGTGTCCCTGGTGAACCATTGGTTGAAGTCCCTACTGGAGAACCTGCTCCACCACTGATATTACCAGCATAAGAAGCTGCTCCAGTAGATCCGCCAATTTGACAATTATCTCCTCCACAGTTTCCATTATTACCGCCTGCAGCACCATTACCTGATTGGTTAAATGAACCAACAGGGCCACTATTTAATGTTGTAATATTTTTTGTAGTTCCATCTGAATCTCTAAAAGTTCCTGAAGTGATTGCAGAACCACTAATAGTAGCTGAACCTGCTGTTCCCGCTATATTAGTTCTTAAAGGGCCTTGCACTCCTCCACTAATACCTTGTGATCCACCTCCTCCAGTTAAACTAAATATGGAACCAGTTGTAGATCCAGATAATGTTGTTGTTCCTCCAGAGTTACCTGTTGTATTATAACCAATACCTCCAGCAGACCCACCCCCACCGATTGAATAAGAAATTGTTTCTCCTTGAGTAACACTAAAAACTTTATCAGATACATAAGCACCTGATCCACCACCAGCACCAGAAGATTCACCTCCTGCCTTATCATAGTCTGCTCCACCAACTGAACCACCTCCACCACCAACTCCAGCTTGAATATGAATTGCGTTAGCACCTTGAGGGACTGTAAAAGTTCCTGAACCAGAACTTAATGTTTGAATTGCACCTGGTGTAAATGCTGCAAAAACTAATTCCCAAGTTCCTGATGCTTTTGCATATATTTCGTCAGCTTCTTGCCAAGTGCCAGATACTTTACCGTAAGCATTTTCTATCTCTTGAAATGTTCCCGATACTTTGCCATAGGTATTAGCCATTTAAAACCTTATGAATATTTAAACCAAATATCTCCATCATTACCACCAGTTGGAGAAGCTGTGCTTATTGTAAATTTTCTAGATAATTTTGCAGCTGTAACAGCATCATTATTAATTTTGTTTGTAGTAATTTGATTATCTGAAATCAAACTTTCAGTAATTTGGTTTGCTGAAATTTTAGCTGTAGTAATTTGTGCGTCTGAAATTTTGGCAGTCGTCACAGAATTATCTTCTAACTGTGCTGTTGCGATTGTGCCTGGTAAAGTATCTAAAGTTAATTGAT